TCATATCCACTAGGTATGCATCTGACATTGGAATGTGAAAGAATTGTTCGCCCTTTCTTATGTTACGGTTGGATGCTTCTTTGACCTCTGCATTCAGTACAGTGTCACCATCCATGAACCATGCCTGACTGCAATCATTACGGAAGACCACGAATGTAAGTAGATCATTATAACATTCATCCTTCCACTTGTCAAGCAGTCTCTTCTTTCGATACGGTATTCGTATCTCCTTCCATGTATCAGGCCACGGTGTTCGCCAAGAATACTTTACCTCCACCTCATAGAGGTGTCTGGGAAGGTCTGGTGCTACTGTGCTAACAATGTCGAAGTAAGTAGTTTCGTTTGTATCAATGCTGGTGTGGTCGTTGTTCTTCAGCCATGTGACCATAGCATCCTTTGCAGCCTTGTCAGCTACATCATAGAGGGCTTTATCGAATTGCTTTCTCTTGCTCTGCATTTTTCTTTTGCCTTTCTCTAGCTTCTCATATTTATAACGTCTCTTCAAAGATTTAATATACTGATCAACATATTTATCAGAGGGTCCATCAGACTTCATCATCCATCCAATCTTCATGTGGAAAATGTTTAGCTTCAAAGCTAATACCTACTTCACTCTCATTTAGTTTAGTAAACAAATCAATTATATCTCTTCCTCCTAATTGGGAATAAAACATCTTCTGTATTTTAGAAAGGGCATGCTCTTCTGATATTCCTGTACCCATGACTGTTCCTACCAGTTTAATTGTTAGAACATAAGACTCTTCTTCAAATCCGTAGTCTTTATTATGTCTATTCCAAAGTGGCTCTAGATTAGTTTCTTTACTCATTGTCATTCTCCAAGAAGGGGTTTCCAATCTGTGTCATGCGTCCGGTCTGTCCATCGTAGTGCAGGTAACAGGCCACGCCAGTATCTCCAGTGTACCTGTTCTTCAGAATACGAATGGTGGTGGTATTAGCTTCGATAGGATCGTCTGCCTGTTGATCACGCTCCAGTGCAACTACTGCATCAGACAGATGGGCAATAGAAGCAGAGCCACGCAGATGCGATAGCGTAACCTCACGCCCATTCTCATGCCCGTTATCACCTGATGGCCTACGCAGATGGCTGACCAGAAGCAGGGCAATGCCCGTCTCTTCCACAAGAGAGCGAAGCTTGGTCATCAGAATGTCAATGGACTTGCGTTCATCTCCGTTGTCCTCCTGACCAGAGACAAGGATGGACAGGTGATCTAGGAAGACCCACTTGCAGTCCAGACCCTTTGCCATGTACCTGATACGATCAAGGATTTCATCGTTGCTGACGCTGCCAAAGTGATCGAAGGCAAAGAACCTGCCACTGCCAATGGTCTTCTTCTCATATTCGTCTAGCTGTTCTTGCGTGTACTCCTTGCGAATCTCACGAATGTACAGCCTAGCATTGGCCTCGACACTCATAATGTTGAAGGCAGTCTGCTTGGTGTTCTCCTCCATTGCAAGCACACCAATGTTGTCCTCGGTATTGTGCATGATATGATACATAAGTTCACGCATGATGCTGGACTTACCCATGCCAGCACCACTGGTAAACGTGACAAGTTCTCCGGTACGCATACCATAGGTCTTGTCGTTCATTCCTGACCACGGATAGGGGCAGGTCTGGTTCTCTGTCTCGTCATAGAGGGATGCACCAAGGTCGGCAAGGTTGATGATACCTGCTGGTGTATAGGTGCGAGAGTTCCACCATGCCTCTGTGAACTTCTGCCTCTGACCCGTCTTGAGATACTCATTGGCATCCTTCAGTTCAAGGTCCACGATCTTACACTTGTTAGGTTCAAACAGCTTGGCTACTTCCTGCGCTGCATTCTTTCCCGGCTCATCGTTGTCAAAGCACAGCACCACAGTATCGAACTTACTGAGGTAACGAAGTGATTGCTTACAGTTCTTCAGTGCTGATGCTGCCCCATTCTTGAGAGATACAGAAGGCCACTTTGAACCCATCAGTTCATAGGCACTCATTGCATCCAGTTCGCCCTCACATATGGTGATGAACTTGCCGCCCTGATTGAACAGGTTCTGACCAAACAGACCACAGCCAGAGAGATCACCCTCTGACCAGAACTCCTTGTCGTTGGTGCGACGAAACTTGCTACCAACATGTTTCCCGCTCTCGTCATAGTAATTGTACCGATGATGCGTGATCATGTTGCCGTCCTTAACAACAGTCACATCATACTTCTTACATGTTTCTAAACTGATACGCCTGTCTGAGATATCCGAGTACTTGTATTGTGCCTTGTTCTGTGTATTCATAGGGACCACCTTCTTTACAGGTTCCGATTCCATATCTTTCATATCCTTGTTAAGGGTTGAGGTATGACATTTGTGACAGTAGGTTCCCCAATCGTTGACGGTAACACAGGTTGTGCCACCACAATCGGGACAGGATTGATGGGTTTTAACCGGGGGCATTACCACTTTCCTTTGCTGTGTTTATGTAGTTCAGAAGATATTTCTTTTCTCTGTGCAGCTAACTCCCTCTCCAGTGATATTAATGTTTCAATTTTATCCACCCTTTCAAGGCCACGCCATGCTGCCTTGAATGATGTTTCAATCTTTCCTCGTACCTTTGGTTTATACACTTCAATGAGAACTTCCATAACTTTATCCTTTTTGGATTTCATAAACTCCTCTTGCAGTTCTGCGGGTAAGATGCCGAACGAGTCCGGTTCTGTTTCGCAGTTCGTCTTCTGCTTCTTTCTTCGTGCGAAAATTCTGTACAACCACATCACCAAACTCCTTCTTTAATACTAACTTCCACATAGTGCGCTCCATGATACAGGGAAAAGTTCCTTCATATGAGTATCAATATCTTTTGCAATGGCTCTAGTCTCTATCTGTGCGTCCTTGCCGCTGCGTAGAGCAACAACTCTGGAGAAGGCCATAAGTGTACCAGACCAGTACCATTCTGTCAATAGACTTTGTGGTAGTATTGCTCTGGCCTGTTCCGCACACACCCCTGATTCAAGCATGGCTTTGTAAGCATCAGCGCAGTGACGCTCTGCATCAGAGAACATATGATCCATCACAGTTTGCGATGCCACTTTCTTTCTGAGTGATCCTTGCTTAACATCATCTGCCCCCTGCCGCCAGTAGTCAGGCTTCCAGAACTCCGGGTCTGTCTTGACATAGCGACGACTTACCTCATTCCAGACCAGACCTATCTGATGTTTCATCAGTTGTCGTGCCACAAAGATCGGAGCCTTGATCCTGAACTGTGCAGAGGCATGGCCGAAGGGTGTCCAGTGATTATGTTTTGCCAGATACTTTATCAGTTTAGTATCTCCGTCTGACAGTTCTTTGCTCTCCTTGTTGAAGCTTACTCTTGCGGCGTTAACAACAGATAGATCACTCCCCATATGATCAATCAGTTCAACTGTCATCGTAGGCTTCCTCCCATATGTTATCTATAAAACTTTCCTTGTCGTCCATAATTTCGTCAGCCTCCAGTCGGGCCAGCCGCTTGGCTTCCTTGTCGTTGTAGCCTTCAGACTTGTACTGTCCCACCAGTGAACGGAAAAGTTCTTTCCGCTCTTTCTGCCAAAGGTTTCTACTCATTAGTCTAAATCCTCTAAGTCTTTGAAAAACTGATCTCTATCTTTAACACTGTTAACATTGTATCCTGACTCCTTCATTAGCTGCCATACATCTGTGGAATATCCAAGACTTTTTCTTAGGATGTCTTCCCTCTGTAGACGATGCCAATCAAAGTCGTAAACTTTTGTCATCGTGTTCCACCCATTTTGTATTTGCCTCTGTTTGTCTTAGTCGTGCCACTTCTTCTCTTAGTTCCTTGATGGTATTCTCTTGTTCTTTCACTCTAGCTTTAAGTTGTTTAACATGAGTGTTAAGAGTTTCCCAAGCTGACTGTAATTTTTTATCTGACACAGTGTACTCCTTTTAGTTACGGCTGTCAAGGTAAAAGATGTGACCACCAACCTGACCCAGAACCATGAACTCTTCGTCCATTGCCCAGTAGGGTGTGACATAGGCAGCATGATAGTGCGTGGCACCACCTGTCTGACTAAGTATCGCACCCTGCAAGGCAAGTTCTGCTGCGCTGACAGACTCCTGATAGGCATCAACATTAGCTATAGTCTCTGGCTTACCGTCACACCAGTAGGAGAACTGGCACTTGTTTCGTATTGGTTTACCCTTCCACTTCCTACTCTGATGGACAACATCACAGATGCTATCTGGATAGCGGGGTGACTCCACCCTTGTAAGAATAACATTAGCCACAGCAAGCTGTGCAATGAAGGGTTCAGAACGTGCTTCAAAGTATACTGCTTCAGCAAGACAGGATAACTCATCTGCTTTTAGAGGTGTTATATATAATATACTTATTAGTAATATATATAATATCTTCATTGTAACTGCTCTATCTTTATGTTGAAGGGAAAACCTGTAGATAATTCTCGTATGCCATGACACATCAAGTATGCAACAGCCTCATCGTAGTGTTCAAATACGTGAAGCCTTTCTTCCTCCTCGTTCACCATGACATCAATATCATCTATGTTATTTACTTCTTCTTCTTGAGACTGTGTTATAATGTACCCCATTATCTTCCTTGTCCTCTATATTTTTTCCAGTTAAGTCTCTTGTGTTTATTTTTGGGACGGGATAAGTGTCCCGCCCCTATTGATGTACGTTTCTTGATCCGATGTTGTGTCGGGTCGTACTTGTTGTCAGACTTCTTTGCCATTATGAAATCCACCACTCCCAAGAAAACATTTCAGGTGCTTTCTTCTTTGGTGCTTTCCGGGCAGCAGACTTAGCAGCAGATACACCTGCCTTGATAGTCTTACGTTTCTTGGTCTTTGTTTCTATCATCTTGTCAACAACAAGTAGAGCTTCTTTTACATTTGCCCATTCGACGCCACTGCGAAACAGCCTGTTCAAGACTTCTTCTTCCAAGATGTATTTGATTTTCTTCAGATTTTGTAGGTCAGTCATGCTGCTTGCTCCAGTTCTTTCCAGTGAGTT